ACTGGTTTACCTTTTACCAACGTCGTTGTTAACGCTCCAAATGATATAGCGTGATTAGCTGTACCCGTTACGTTTGGTATTACCTTATCTTTATTAGCCGAAATCTCTGTTCTAAGGTAATCTATTTCATCTTGCATTTGTTGTAATTGATACAAGACTGGCCCAAGCATAGAAAGTTGCGAAACGTCATTTAAATACATATTTTCATCAAAGCTTTTTTTCATTTCATCAAAAGCATCTGCACTCACTAAGTCAGCGTCGCTACCTGTTTTTGAAAATATTCTTTCGTATTTTTTATTTGTTAATGCCATAATTTTAACTTGTTTGTACAGCGCTACCGCTAGTATGTCTTGTTGTGAAATCAAATTCAAATATAGTAGTTACATACCAATTTTGAGCGCCACTTAAATCCGCGCTGGATTGAATTGTTATAGATAAATTTTGACCTATTGTTGCGTGAGTAGTATCATCAAACATAAAATGAACAATATCGTTGTCGTTACTACTTGTTACAGACACTGTTTCAGTTTCTATAATAGATTTTGTATACACAGATGCACCTATATTTGATGTTTCTATACCCACAGTTAAGTCTCCACTACCACTTGTACTACCAGGAAGCTTAACCATAACTTCTTTAACTCTCAAACTACATGGGGCTAAAAAATCAGTAATGGTATTACCATCATTCGTTTGTTCACCAGTACTTTGAGAACTTATTGGTATATAGTGTTTTACTGTTCCTATATCATCATAAAAGTTAGAACTAACAACTTGTAAATGTTTATTCTGTAAAGCAACTGTTCCAGTAGCATCAGGTAATGTTATTGTTCTATCAGCGGCCATTGCTGACGCCCCAATTAATGACGTAAAGTGACCACCATTATCAGTGTCTTCATATAAATGAATATTAGCGGAGTTACTAGCGTTACCAGCTATAATTAAGTTGCTACCTGACATTCTCGCGTTTCCAGCAATATTGAGCGTGGAAGAAGTACCATAACCAATAACCGTACTAATCTCAGAAGAACTCGTCGAGCCTACTGCTGTTAACCAAGATTCCGGATTACCATCTGTTAGACATTTATGATCAACATGACCAGCCTCAGATCCAGCAGTAACCCCTTGCTGTCTCACTATGATACTACCATAATAATCTAATGTAGCATCTGTAGCAGAAGGTGCTTTAAAATCAATTCTTCCAACATAATCACTCAAAACACCATTGCCAGTAGCCCTATCTTTTACAATAATGATTTCAGCTGGTTTATTGTGATCACCAGTAGAAGTCAGAGTCATAGAAGGTTTACTGGTAGCACTAGACGTCATGTTAAGAGTGTCACCGTCCCATGTTAAACCTGATTCTGATGTTACTGTTCCATCACCATCGTCTGTTAATAATTGATTAGCAGATCCAGTTACAAACCCAGCTAACGTTGTTATATTAGGTTGGCTAGCAACCTGTATTACACCTGAGTTATTTAATGCCGCTGTACTACCCATTGTAAGTGTACCAGCTATCGTTGTTAACGAAGTAGAACCATGACCAATTGTAACATCTACCTCTGTTGAGCTATTGCCACCGGCGAGGGATATACCGTCATACATGTCACCACTCTGTGCAACTCTAATTTTTATTCCACCTTCTTCACCTCCATCAGTTTTATCACTAATATGTCCAAATATATCAGCATATTTAATTACCTCGGGTGTTCCAGCATCATTATCTCCATAAAAAGAAATATCACCTAAAATCTCACCATTTTCAACATTATCTGCGTCCTTTCTGAACCATAATTCAGCTGAAGATGTTCTAGTTGTTTCAGTTCCTCTTAATTCAACTACGGGTTTACCAGCTATATCACTTTTAAATATAGTGTCGGCGGTAACGGGTGAAACATACAAATCTCCATCAGGGGCGAGAGTTAATGATGCATTTCCATCACCTATATGAGAGTCATCCACTGTTCCAATGGTTGTTGCGCCATCCCCCTCAGTTTTTATAAAACAGTAATCTGCGGAGTCAGTTGAACTTACAAGTTTTATATCGTCACTTTTACCATCTTGGCATTGCAATTGTAAACCAACATGATAATCACCACCCGAGACAACCCCTTTAATACCATAACTATTTAGTGTTCCAGTGCTATTAGCATTTGCTAGGGTGAAGTTCATTCCATACATATCCATCGCACCAGCATTACTAGTAGAGTTATTGTTCATACTGAGGAGTATCCCTTGAGCAGCAACAGAATTAGATGCGGCAACGTCTCCAGATTTATCGTAATCCAAGTGGATCATAGCACTTCTTCCACCAACTCTATTCATATCAGTTGTTTGATCGTCATCCCAATCAATATAAATACCTCCACCTGAGTCTGTAATGTCCCCTAAATTCATGCCAAGACCGTAACCAGTCGTTAGTCTAGTAGCATCTACGCCTATTGCATTAGCAGTAGTATTTTCAGCATAAACACGCAAAGCCATTTGATCTACATCATCATTATCTATTACTAAAGCAGGTGCACCAGTACTTGCCCCGTTTTCTATTTCTACACCTAATGATGTAAATTTAGTTAACCCAGCAATATTAAAATTCGCATGAGCTGCACTACCACCTCCATCTACAGTGGTTAATGTTGTTTCTCCATTTGCTCCAGTTTTTAACGAAAAATAATCATTAGGATCTGCTGAGCTTCTAAAATACAAATCATAACCACCATCTATTATAGTTTGATGTAAACCGTAAGTTGTCGCAGCTGTAGCTCCAGTACAAGAGTTTTTGATTCCATACTGCACATCACCACCTGATAAAGTATTTTGTATACCGTAATGTGTTATGGTACCTTGTGCGTTAGCATGCGTTAATATATTTTGTATTCCGAAGTAATTATGAGATGTTCCAGCATCGTTTGTTGTAGCATCGTTTAAATCAACTATTAATCCTTTTATATTAACGTTACCTGATCCAGTCGTTGCTGTTGATTTATCATAGTCTATGTTAAAACCTTGAACTGTATGAGTTCCAGCATAAGCAGCATTAACATCTAACACATAAGCATTAAAAAGATCATTACTTGCACTAACTACTGGACTTTGTAATAAATGATTACCATCACTAGTACCTTGATAAGTAAACGTAGATTCTACATCAATTACACTAGCACCGCCATAAGTCAATATACCATTAGCCGTTGATCCATTGTAAGTTAAATCAGCACCACCTAGTGTTGTATTTTTTGTTACCTTTCCATCTGAATCAACCACAAGGACATTTTCTTCTGATGACGTTTCTAAGTTTTCAATATAAACTGTAGAACGAAATCTAGATATTAAACTCCATATGTGCTGACCTATCCATTTCATTTTATAATCCTATTTCAAATCCAAAGTTTAATAACATTAATCTAAATTTGTTCTTACAACACACTTCATCTTTCTTACAAGAAGCGCACCACTTTATCTCCCATATTGTTAGCCACCCAAATCTGAATGTAAAATCTATTTTGTTTTTTTTATTACTTGATTTCCAAGAATTTATCCAATTTACCATATTTTTATTTTTTGGTTCTATATTATAATTACACGTTTATTGGTGAGCATAACATCTACCGCTTTTATTCTTAGTTTTGTTTTTGCATCTACCACCACTTTTCTTCATAGCTGAACATCTAACTCTTTCAACGCTTTCCTTTTTTTTATCTTTCTTTTTTTCACTAGAAGATCTAGACTTAGCGTCCTTTTTAGCCTGCTCTAGTTCCTCATCTTTCGCCCCTATCTGCCAAGTACTCCAACCTAAAGCTAAGTGTATACGCTGCCACATCTCATGATCACCAGTAAAAGCTTCTTCTAAATTATTAGCTTTCTTAACAAGTCTCTGCGTCGGTATGTTAGTAGCAGCTTCTATATAACTAGCCCATTTGTATAATGTAGGATTTTCTATTCTAAAACCTATCTCTTCACTAACTCCTTTATTATACTGCTCCGTTTTAATAGCATTATATATTTTCCTTAATTTACTACCAATAGGTGGAGATATGTTTACTATCTCTAATAAAGTTCTACCATCCTCCCTTCCCCAATCTTTATTTTTTTGTATATCGTGTTGTATCATAGTATTCTTTACTGTAGAAACAACAGCACCAAATATACCAGAACCTCTTAAGAAAGAATCTAAAGCACTGTTAAGTGTTCTTTGTGTTTTGTCCTCTAACTCTTCTTGATCACCTCCCCATATAAAGAACATTAAAGCATTTTGTAAGGCTGCGAATACTATATTTTGTACCATACCATAATATAATATTTTAGATATATTAGTTTTAGCATCACCTCTACGATTGACTAAATCAGACATAGCTTTCTTTGTTAATCTAGTATACTGCATTGTAACGTTTTGAAACGCTAGTATCAATCTACCTAATGGACCAGCTTGTTGCCCTGATATTAAATCTTCCCTAGAAGATTGCTGTGTTTCTTCTGCTATCTCTTGAAAGTCTAACATAGCTTTCTCATTAGCATCAAATTCGGATAACCCTTGGTTTAAATAAGTGTTCATTCTATTTCTATAAAAACTAGCTCCACCAAAAGATATAGCAAAACTATCCGCGATCTGCGTAGGTGTAAAACCTTTTTCTAGTAACCAACTTATAACTCCTTGTGGTGTACCTTTTCCATGAGCAAAAGCTTTCGATAATTCCGATGCCGACACATCTATTTGTATACCTTTTCTTCTTTGTTTTAATTGAGGTGAATTAAATAGAGTAGCAAAATCACTCCAGAATTGTGGTTGATTAGCAAATGCGGCTGACGCTTTAAATATATTATTATCACTCCAATTAATAAAGTTAACTGAAGATATAGTTTGTAATAAAGCAGACCTCATATTGAAGAACATAATAGCACCAATAGAACCATTAATCCAGTTATACATACGATTAACATTCTTGTCGCTACTAATTTTTCTATTACCACCCTTTTCCATCCGTTCCATTATATTTTCCAAAGCGCTTCTAAAATTAGTGCCATATAATGCTTCTATTTTAGCCATGTTTTCTGGTGTAAATATAGCTTCAGCATTAGCAAGGTACTCTGCTAAAAATTCTTTTCTACCAATCTTATCAACAACACGATTTAGATCAGTTGATATGTTACCTAAAGACCAATTACTATTAGGTGAAATATAACCTTCTTGTGTTTTAGTTATATCACTTAACGTATCTGCAAAAGCTTTTACATCTGGCTCCCCATTAACGTAATCTATCAAACTCTGTTTTGTTGCCTCATCTAAACCTGGGATATTAAATCCAGCTTTATCCCATAAATAAACTCGTATAGAATCATCAACGGTAAACGTAGTATCTTCAACTTCATAATTTAATATATCGACAACACCAGGCATTGACTTTCTCAGATGTTTATATTCATTAACCATCTCTTGCTTATAAATATTCCAAGCTCTAATACCTTTAGCAAACGGATCTAATAGTTTTATTTTAAACCATTTCATATGCAAGTCACCTTGTCTACCTGTGCCTAAGAACCTGTATAACAATCCCTTAAAGTCCTCTGCTGATGGTGGTACAAATATTCTCCACCAACCTTTATTCTTACCCATACGTCTAGCTTGAGCTTGAGAGAACATCCTATCTCTACTAGTACCTTGTGATTCCTCTAATATTGTGTTAAAGTTTTGACTAGCTGTTTTACTAAATTTAATTTTAGCTTGAACAACTTCAGATTTAATATCTAGTTGATCTAATACCGTTTTAACAGCCTCGACATTCTGTAAAGCATCGTCAACAAAGTACATATCATTGTAACCTTCTGCAAATCTTTCTAACATCCATTGAGCTTTAGCTTCTCCAGTACTATTAGCTAGACCTGTTATATTTTTTATTGGTATATCTAAACCTTGACCTTTTAAAAATTGTTGTATAGCAAAAGCAGAAGCTTGAGGTCTAGCAGTTAAAACAAACATATCTTCAGTTCCATACTTAGCAGCTCTGTTTCTAGCTTTTTGAAGTAGCGGTCCTGGTGTACCATCTACAACTTTATTAAATTCTGAAAAATCAAAATTAGCTCCTTGCTCTAATAATTGATCGCCTCTACTTGCGAACTCTTCTGCTGTTAATCTACCTTTAACATAATCATTAGTGAATGAATCTATCTTAGTAACTAAATCAATTGGCATTGGATCACCTTGTTTTAAGTTATCAGTATTTACTTCAGTAAAGTTATCACCAAAGTCTTCTTGAAAAGCCTTCTTATTTTTTTGCACCGCATTCCAGTTACGTTCAACAATAAAATCTTTTAATGATCTTTCTCTTCTAGCTCTATTTCTAGCTAACGCTGTTTCTAAAGAGCTGTCTACAAATATCATTTGTACATCATATCCAGCATTTCTAAACTTCATTACTTGTGTTCCCATTGATATCTCACTAGCACCAGTACCATCAACAACTATACCATCGCCCCTACCTTGAAATTTCATTTGTTTACGTTGAGCTATATCTCTAGCTTCCCATTGTAAGCTTCCCCATTTGCTAGCTTGCTCAGGCGTGAAGTCTCTCATGTCTGTAGGTAACCCACTGTTTTTAACTAACCACTCTAATGCTATATCTTGATTAACAATTTTATAACCTCTTTTACCTAATCCTAATTTATTTATAACATTTGATTTTCCACTACCAGCACTACCAGCTAAGAATATAACTTTTCTACCAGGCATTGGTTTACCCTCAGGATTAGGCATAGTATATCTAACCCCAGATTTAGTTCTAGCTAGAGTATCATCAAAGTCAAACGTTGACATTCCTTTTCTTTCACCTGTTTTACTATATTTAATAGAATTTAAAACAGCTTTTCTAGAACTTAATGATTTTTTAATTTGACTTTTACTTGATTTATATTTTATTTTAGATATTCTTTTTATAACATTACTAGCTTTTCTTTTGGTTACAGCTCCAGTCATTTGTTGTATAACTAAATGATTTTGCTGTGGGATTAAAGATTCTATTTGTTTGTCAGTTAATTTTTTAGTATCAATACCCACGCCAAAGTGTTCTGCTACAGTTTGATTTTCACCAACAATCATTAGCTCATTTAAATTAACACCTTGAATAGCTAATCTAACAACAGCACCCATGCCATCATCTATCTTAAGATCACCACTTATTATTCTTGGTAGTATCTTATCAAACCAAACATCTGGAGCTGCATTTTTTAATTTTGTTTTCTTACCGTATATATTCTTATTACCATCGTTAATTAAATTATCAGCTTCTATTTTTATAGAACCTTGCATTACCGAAGCTCTTATACCAGAGAACGTTTCATTAACGTTACCCTCCATAGCGGCGTATAATAAAGCTGAATGTATTTGATTAGCAGGGTGATTGTGTTCTTCTCGCATGTCAGCTGTATAATTAGGTCTACGTGTTCTTTGGTCTACTGTATAAATTTTATATGGAAAAGAAACTCTAACTGTACTACCCATACCAGCTGATCCGCCATCTTGATAAAAAGATATGAATAATCCTGCTGATTCAGGGTTTACTTTTATGAACTCTTGTATAGCAACAAAGTAATCTTTTAAATTATCTAGCTTTTTACTCTCTATAGCTTGTTGATTTTTATTTAAGTTTATTTTACTTGGTTGTTGTTTTTTACCTTTAAGATATTGGTGTCTAACTAATTTTATCTCACTGTCAGTTGGTGAATATTTTTTATTAAAATCTTGTATACTACCATACGTTGATCTTCTTCTACCACCAAATCCAGATCTTCCAATAAAATCTCTAAATTGTGGGTACTGTGTTAAAAATTCTCCAGTAATTCTATCTACATATTGTCTATATGTCTCCCCAGTTTTTTCATTATATATACCATCATAAGTACTTTTATAATGTTTCTTAGTATTTATTTTGACTAACTTTTCTAATTCACCAACAGGTATACCAGTTTTTGTAGACCAGTGATTAATTAAATCTTTAGGTCCCATGTAAAATCCAGTCTTCTGACTTTTACTAAACATTAAATCTGGTTTGCCAATTCCAATTAAAGCTTCTTGTCTATCAACAACAAGTCTAGCTTCTTGATTGAAAGCAAACCCATTAACGTTTTTAACTATACCTTTTAAAACGGGGTTATATTTTTTATCAGTAGGCATTAATATAAACTTACCAAACGAATCTATTGTTATACCAAGATTTTCAAGGATATCGATATCTTCCATGTTATCTATATTCAATGCTTGTCCTTTAAGATTTTTTGGTCTAGTTGTGTCACCTGTTTCAATATTTCTATCAGTGTAAAAAGCTTTTAATAAACCAGTACTAACACCTATAGAATCTAAAGTAACCGGATCTAAATTTGTTCTAGGTAATATTGAACCTATTACTCTTTTAACTTTAGATTTTTCTTTTGTCTCTCTAGTACTATCTAAGGCATCAATAATTTTATTTCTAATATTTATAGATTCTGGGTTAGTTAAGGTCTGAGCATCTGCCATTATAGCTTTAGGATTAACTCCCCAATGTGTTTCAGATAATAGTTTATGAACAGGATATAATGCTCCAATAGGTTCAACTCTATTTTTACTAGATTCTCTAGGATTAACTTGAGCCATCATGCTATCAATAACACTTCTATACTTAGAATTGATATCGTAATTAATATTCTTAACCATCTTCTTTAATGGTTGAACTATTTGGTCATCAGCAAGATTCCAAATCTTTTTAACAAAATCCCCTTTGTTAACAGATTCAAATGTACTTTTTTCTCCTAAAGAAACACTTTGCGAAGTATCAGCAATTTGTATAGGTGCTCCGTCCTTATCAAATGTTTGATCTATACTAGTTGTTATTTTTCTTCTCTCCCCTTCAATAGCTAGCTTTTCTTTTGCTACCATTTTAGCGAATCTAGTATTAGCAAATAAAAATTCACCAAATGCTTTAGGACCAACTTTTTCTCCCTTTTTACCGATTAACTCTTTGGTAGTTTTATCATACATGTCTTCCTTTCTTATAGCCTCCGGATTAAAATTCATTAATCGATCCATAACGGTTTGCATCATTAAGTCACCTTCTTCCATACTAGTAGCTCTATCTCTCACGTAGTTACTTATAACACCACCTGGCTCTAAAGCTTTACCAATAGGTATCATACTTCTTTGATCCTCTAAAAACGCTTCATACTGTTCTTTTGTTTGTATATTATCTGGCATCAAATCATTTATAGCCTCTAATGGAGATTTAGAAAACTTAATATCATCTGTAACTTGTACATTAGGATCTGCTGTAGCATCTATAATACCTTTACTTAACTTACCTTTCTCTATACTTCTATGATATTCTTTAAGGAAATTAAATACATCTTTACCTGTATTAAACTTTATTTTTTTAAAACCTAGTGATCTAAGTATAGGTATTATGAAATCTGCTAGTGGTCTAAATACACTTTCACTATATGTTATTTCTCCAGCAGCTATAGCATCAGACGTTAATGTAATCCACTCATCTGGGTTTGCTTGCATGTAAGCTTTTGAATAATTAGCAGCTACTCTATCCTCTACATATTGCCATTGCTTTTCGCCAATTTGAGATTTTAATTGTTCTCTAATATTAACAAAAGCATCAGGGTTGTCTACCATATACTTTCTAAGTATACCATGTAGTAATTCATGATTAGCCACATTTACAGCACCTGTTTGAACCGCAACAGCTTTGTTGACTATCATCTTGTTACCTACTATAAATCCATCTGATTCAGCTGCTTCTTCCCCGTACTGTTCCCTTATTTGATCTTGAGTTAAAGTATCATCAACTTCAAGTCCATATAAAGAAGCGTTCTTCTTAGCGAATTGTAAATTAGAATTATATCTATCTAGTATCTTACCTTCAAGAGCAAGTGCTACAGCATCTTTTCTACTTTGTACATCAACATCAATTTCAGCATTAGCATACTTATTAGTTATCTCTTCTATTTTAGTTTCTATTTGCTTTAATTCTATTTGATTGCTTTTATCTTTTATCTGCTCATATCTAGTTTTCAGCTTTATAAGTTCAGCTCGATCATTTACATCTGATATTCTACTGTCTATAGTTTGATCAACTAGTACGGCGTTAGTTCTATCTGTTACTAATTGTAGCACTGTTGGAGAGTTCTCTATTTTTATATCCGCTTTTATAAAGGCTTCGTCATCCATTATTCTCAAAGCTCTATCAAGTTCTGCTCCATTAACTACCTCACCATTTATAGTATACTTAGGGGTTTTATCAATAAAAGTTGCTTTTGCAACATTTAGTCCCGTAAATGTTTTGTCAGCAAAACCTTCTACTAATATTTCGTATGCATCAATATCTTGTTCACCAGCTATTTGACCAGCTAACTCAGATCCCATACCCATACCTGTTTCTACAACAGCACCTCCTCCAAGTTTAGCTGGTTTAGTAAATTTACTATATTTACTAGTAGCCATTTTTTTAGTAATTGATTTATTAACAGCACCAACTGTCATACCAGTGAAGGCATCTATCATACCTATAGCCACACCTCTTTTAAGAGCTCTATTTGTTAAATCTTCGTATAACACCTCGTCGTTAGCCACTCTTATGTACCAATCTTTTCTTTCTTCGTTTGTTAGTTCACTCCATTGTTTACCTTGGTTCTTATGAGCAATATCATATTGCTCTTGTACTAATTCAACTGTTGTTAATGCTGTTTCATTTGTTGCACTTATCATACCTAACGCCCCACCAACCGCGGTCCAACCAACACTTAAAGCTCTACCTTTTGAACCAGGAATTTTTTTTAAAAGTTTGTTAACGCCTTTTGCTGTAAGAAAACCTCCAGCTGCACCTCCAGCAACTAACTCTGGATTATTATAAGCAGTATTAAGCATCAAGGCTGTGGATTCAGCTTGAGCGTGCATCATAGCTGTAGGATTTTCTATAGTGGCTAAGAAAAATGCTACACCAGGATTATGCTCCTCTAATAGTTCGGCATATCTTTGGTTATGCTGCATCATAGCCTCGCTTTGACCACTCTCTTCTATTCTCCTACCCTCCTCAACCAACTTCATTATATCCTCTTCAGACATGTCTCCTTTAAAAAATTCTAACGCAGGATCTACCATTTTAGATCTTTCCTTTCCTCTAATAAATGAATCCACCATGTTGTCTGCGAATGAGGTAAATTTATTTTTACCCAATACCCCTGCTACATACGTGCTTCCTTCATCTTCTTTAGGCATAGCTTCAGCATTAGGATTCCCTTTCTCAAAGGCTTCTATATCCTGCTCTCGTACTTTTACAATTTTATCGTTAAGACTATATTCTACTAAATCCGAAGAAATATCTTCCGAAGATGATTCCGTATTTGTTGTTTGATTTATTTGA